ATTTTTTTTCTTTTGTTGCGCGATGAATGTATTCTGCTGGCGCTCCGCAGAGCAGTGTGCTGCATCTCATAAATGTTCTTATTTGGGTGGAAATGGTTCAAAAATTCTTTATTTGGTCCGAATGGGTTCAGATTTTGTGAGAATTGTGTTTTATTATAGGGTAGAATAACACTTTTGTCAACAAAAAAAACTTGGGACTTGTTAAAGAAATTGGAATATTTAATACATTTAAATTGCCGTGGAAGCTTCCCCCCACAATTTTCATCACAAAACACTCAATAATGTCTTTTCTTTTTCTCTTATCTCTTCTATATATCCCTTATATGTTTCTTACATCTATCTTGTATTCTACCTATACAGTGGTCAGTGAGCTTGGCACTATCTTACCCTTTAAAATCCAAACGCCCACAAGGGCATTTCTCCTTGATAATCAAGGAAAAACTCAGTCCTTCTTGGCACCAAAATTCTTTCTTTTCTTAGGGCGATATTTGGGCTTTTTGCGGCTATAAACTTTGTTGTTTTGAGGGAGTTTTTGAGGCTCTAAACACCGCAAGCATTTACTCAATTCAGACTCTCTTTCTCTCTTGCTTGTGAACCAGTAGGTTAAAAATTTACAAAGTAGCTTTCCTAAAAATTTCATTTGTTGTTTTAATTGGTTTATAATAGCATTATAATATTACACAATGCGGCAAAAATGTGGAGATTCATTAAGAAATCATTACAAATTGCGCCAGGATGTTTTTTTTCGGGTGTTTTAAGGCATTATTTATTATCTAATCTTTTCTCCTTGATGCTGCCAAACAGATTAAAAACAATAAAATTCCGCCAAAAATTGCCACACATACAGACTCGATTGAGTGTTCAGTTTCTTTTCTTTCGCGAGAAACATTCGAATGGGGAACGATTCGAATATTGGAGTGGTGAGGCATGTTCATATCTTTACTCCAAGCAAAGATTCTCTTCCGTCATTCTTTGAAAGATGAAAGCTCGCACGCTTTCAAGGTTTCTAACTGTTTCAGAGTTTAAATCATTATTATATTTTAAATCATGGCGAAGATTTTCGAGCGTTTCGTTCACAATCATGCGCCATTTCCAGCCGTCAAGGGCTGTTTGATGCTCTCCAGAGTCTTGCGGCAGTTCAAATTCAAGAGTTGCTTTCATGTTTTTATTATAGTGATTGCCTCAAGTTAGTCAAGAGATTTTATCATGATTTTTAAGGTGTTCAGCCATTTTAATCATTGCTTCTGCCAGTAGCAAAGCCATGTCTGGAGGAATAAATTCCATTTCTCCATCACTTTTTTGCAAGCAAACACAGTCTAAACCATCAGGGTCATCGCAAACAATAAATGTTTTTATTGGCGGGTCAGTAGTGTGGTCAAAGATTTCGTATTTGGGGGAGAGGGAGTATTGTTTCATTTGTTTTCTTTCCATTTAAATTCAACTTCTTTAGTTCCTGCGACAATTTGCCACTCTGCAAAACCTTTGTCAACAAGTTCTTGCCGCCAAGAGTCTGAACAAATGCACCAACTAAGCACGCCTCCAAAAATCAGTGCCATTGTTGCTACCATCGCAAAAATAATAGGACTATCTTCGTTCATTGATCTATTTGTTTTTTAACAGTTTTAGGAATTAAACACCAGCATCCTTGAGAGTCTTGAACGATTTTCCACTGACAGGTTGCTTCTGCGCCAAGAAAGATGGCATTTTCAGCATATTCGCCAAAGTAACGCAAGCTGATCATGGAATCATAGGGGCGAAATGCGTCATTGATTCTGCTCAAAGAAGCGTTCTCATTGAGTTTAGAGAGAGCTTTGGTCGGCTGTTTGTTCATGCTCTCATTATGGAGAGGTCTTGGCCGCTGTCAAGATTTTTCTCAATATATTATTCCAGCGTGCTAAATCTACCTCTCGAACTAATTACTCTATCAACTTCAAAAGTGATATATTTTAAACGCTCCATTGTGCGATTAAAAAATGGCGTATGCGTAATCACTTCAAGAGTGTATAAGCCATCTGCTGATGCATAATTTGATAAATCATTAATAGTTAATGTTAAATTTTGAGGTATGTTTGTAGCTTCGTCTGTTTGGTTGTAATAAGAACCAAATTTTATTTCGGTTCCGTCCACTATTTTACCTTTAGTTCCAAGAACTTGATTGCCTTTATAAATCTGGATAAAGGTATGAGAATCGGGATATAAGTGATTAAATTCAATAATAATAGAAGGAATGCGATCAATAAAAACCTGTTTAGGTGTGATGTTATTTATAGTGGCAGAAGCTAATGGCCAAATTTCTATTTTAGGCTGCGCTAGAACAGTATCAGGAACATTGTAGGATGAATAACGAACAAATGTAAAAGTTTGTTCTCCATTGCCTGAACTTATTGTTGGTGAAGTAAGCTGATGATACAATGGATTTAAATTATATGTTCCGTTTGTAAGATTGCTTTCTTCAATCAAATATTGTTCTCTGTTAAGAGAAGAGTATGTTTTTGCATCATAATTTTTACCTTGAACATTAAAATATATATATTTTGTTGTTAATTCATTACCCGCCAATCCTTGAACTTGTATATTAACAGCAAACGGACGATCTGCGCGAGTGCGTTTAACATAAGTTAAGCTATTCGCTTCACCTTTTAAGTAAGGGTCTTCCGAAACAATGTCAACAACCACTTGCGGGTTATAAGTTCCAACTATTTTAGTGTCAAGCAAATAAATATTATTGTCCCATGCTGTGCCGCGAGCAAAGAGTTCAAACATTGCCCCTTCTTTGTTTATTTTTAGCGGAGTTATGTATTTGCCGCTTTTTTCATCAATAAATGTGTCGTAAATTTGTCCAGTGGATAAATCGGTTTGACGCACCCAAGATTCCGTGTTTTGTGCGAGCAATGATACAGTGAGCAAGCAAAAAAATAATATTTTCATTTTAATCTCGGATGACTTTTATAGAGGCTTCTGGGTTGCTTTCACCTTCAATTGCTAAATTGCCAAGATTAAAAATAATTGAACCAGTTGGAATTGGCGGGTCTTTTTGATACTCTCCTAAAATATTAAAAACTCCATTTGGTTTATGCGCGTTTCCCTCTCCACTCCATTTCAAAACAATTTCAATCGGATGATCGCTTGATTGAAAAACAGCGGCAGGATAAATTAATAGTGTTTGTATCGGAGATAGATTAAAATCTTGAATATTGCGAAACTCAAGCAATCCAGCTTTTTCAAATTCTTTTGCACTACTTGAAACGGAGGCTTTTAAGTGAAATTGACCACCATTACCAGTTATGCCAGAATAACCTTGAGCACCTAGCGTATCGCCTTTAGCTTGAATACCATAAAAAATAAATCTATATGAATTTGATAATGTGTAATCAATTTGAAATGGAACCTTAGTAGCGATTCGTGAGCCAATACTTATGCCAGGCGCTCCGAGCAAAATATCAGCATAAGCTGTTGTGACGCTTGCTGTCAGTAAAAAAAATAACGTAAGCAATGTTTTCATAATTTTATTTTTTCTTCCAAGATACTATTTTATTTAAATACTTTTTGCGTTTTGAACACCCACACTCTTTGAGGTTAAACCAAGATTTAAACTTTTCTTCTGTGATGCCAAACTTTGTTAGCACGTTTTCCACCAAGTCTCCCAAGCCAGTTTCCTCAACAACATCGAGCGAAATGTTTTGAGCTTCAAGGTCTTTGATGACCTCATCCATTTCTTTTTGAATTTTTAAGTTTGCTTGTTGCTCTTCTGGAGTCATGTTAAAGATTGTTAACGAAAAATTCGCGATAGTTTTTAACTTCGCGGCTGTTTAATTTCTTACTATCATTATAATCATGATACATGATAAAATCCACACTTTCTGCATGTGGCAAAGCAAAAACATGACCAAATTCATGCAGTGCGGACGATCTTAGATCATATCCAATGCCAAGCGTTTTGCGCCAGCCACCAACATGCCATTTTTCGCGACTGTCAAAAGAGATTTCCCAACGACGAGGGTTTCGAAAAGCGCGGCACTCTGCGATTCTGTTGGGGTTGAGTTTTTTATCTATTTTTTGATCAAAGCAGATGCGTATTTGAAGTTCGCCGCTTCCTTCTTTTAGCTCTACTAATCCTTTCATGCAAAGATTCCACTCGTTCGTAGCGTGGCGGATAGCAGAAAGAATTTGCTCATGGGATAGGTTCTTTGGCTTCCAGAGAGGTAAATAAGTCCAGTGAACAATGTCGCTCATGAATTTATTTACACTAATAATGTTGAAAATAGTGCCGATAGCCAGGCTCGAACTGGCAAGGAGTTTCCTCCAGCAGATTTTAAGTCTGCTATGTTTACCTGTTTCATCATATCGGCATTTCAAAGATCAAAAGTTTTTTAACTTCTAGCGGCGAACCGCCTTGTAACAACTCTATTATGCCTTGGCTTTAGTGTTTGTCAAAGGTATTTTGACAAATGTTTGTAGCAAAGAAATTTATAGCCTTCTGGAGTGGGCGTGCCTCCACTAACGGGATTGATGCAGTCGTCGCTGTCGCAAAGAGCCGTGAATCCTTCTTCGCATTGCTGGCAGTGAGGACAGCCAAAGATTTCCGCTCCCTCAATAAAAGGATGGGGAGCGACTAGTTTTTCCGCTGGGAAATTAAATATAATTTTATCGCACGAACGGCATTGGAATTTGTTCTTCATAGTGTATTATCTTTTGAAAGGAGTTTTTATGATTATTCTCGTCACTGGCAAAAGCGGAGCAGGCAAAACATATTTCTGCAAGAGATTCTTGGAGCAGTGTTACGCTGCGCATTTTAATAACGATTATATTCGTAACCTCACTAAAAATCAAGACTTCTCAATGGAAGGCCGCATTCTCGCGGCAAAAAACATGAGAAAAGCTATTGATGAAAGCGATGCTAGAGTGAAACTGGTTGATATGATTTGCCCAACAAAAGAATTGCGCGAAATCATTTCTCCTGACACAATCGTTTACATCAAAACAGATTGCCCGTCAAAATATAGCGACACTGATGCTCTTTATCAAGAGCCGTCAATTGAAGAAGCAAAATACTTCTTTAGCTGCTATACTCGCAAGACTGATCAGCTTGTTGATCGTGTTGTGTATTGGCTTCAAAAGGGCCATCACTAAGCTCTTCTGCGCCTTCGATTTCCCAAGGTTGAATGGGAAGATACTCGTATTCGGTATTTTGGTCGTTGTTGTTCATAATTTATTGATTTAAAAGTTCACTATTCTCAAAAATATTACCAATTACTTCATTATGCTCTTGCGCCAACATTGCAACATTATCCCACTCTTCGCATGGATAATATTTAATTTTAGTATAAAAAATCCAAAAAGTATCAAAGCCAACAACGCAAATTTGTGGCCCATCATTTAAGCAGATACCAGAAACAATGTCGCCTTCGTAAATGTCTTTTCCATGTTTGTCCTGCAAGCCAGTGTATTGTTGAACAGGATATTTGTGTTGATACAGGTAACGATCTGAGTAATCGAAATTACCCAAGGTAAAATAACAAAACTTCTCATGATCGGGAATATAGACTCGAAATTTTAGTTCTCTCATATTATTTTAGGAGATCAGGGGTTTCAAAGATGTTGCCAATGACCTCATATCTATGCGATGCACCAGTCATATTTTCAATATCATCATATCTCTTGTGATCATAAGACCAGCAAAAGCTTGGAAAAAGGAAAATAATTTCACCAACAAAATCACCATCTTCGATGAGTTTTGAACTGAAAACATTTTTGCGTTCTTCAACAGAAACTACATGGCATCTGCTGTACTTAACAATATCGCCTTCGTAGATTTCAGCATTGTTCTTGTCTTTCAAGCCAATGTATTGCTGGATAACATAACGAGAATCTTTTACAATTTTCCCACCCTGCATGTAATAATCAGGAGCAGGGGATGCAGTGTATTTGTCGCCATGATCGCCGTCAATTGCACCAATGTAATCAACTAGTTTACCTGTGAAGGGGCAAATGCTCCAATTGCTGAAACAGTGCAAAGAACAACTGTTCTCCAGCCAAGTTTTGTTTTGTTTGTCCCAAATGCGAAATTTTAGTTCTCTCATGTTATTTTAAATAAACATAAATTAGACCCAAAACAAGCAAAATCCACATTATGATTGTGGGCCAACCATCCATCACTTCATTGTTTGGGTTATTGTATCCGCTCATGCCTTTAATCTATACTCGATTTCAATTTCCACAAGCTCAAATTCATGAAAGTTTAGTGCAGCATATCGCTCACCATTCATGGTACTGCGCAGCAAGTCTTCTTCAATGATGTTGCGAGCATTGTAAAGCATACCTTCTGGTGAAAATTCATCAACAAGATGCATATATACATCCCAATTACTGATGAATGTTTCTAATACAACCCACTTGCCCGTTGGCTTGTGACGGTATGCGAATTTTGTTTCAGTGTGAATCATACTTTTGTTATAAAGAATCTCCTTTGACAGCTTGGTTGATTGTATCCTTCTACATGATCAGGGAAATAAATTTCATCCTCGTATAGATCAATTGTTTTTTCGTATCCATCAAGCCTGATTCGATGCATTTTGTATTTTCCAACGAACCATGATTTGATTGTTTCTCCAGTATGACCGAAGAAAAATTTTGGGGTAGAAATAATATCAACTGCGATAGCGACTCTCATATTATGACTTTACTGTAGAGAGATTTCTTTGCTTGTCAAATGGTTTTTTGCTTGGAAAGTTCCTGCATTTTTACCTCAATAAATGCTTTCATGAGCTTGTTTAGCTCTTCGCTGTCACCACCATATTCTGCGCCCAACACTGTGAGCAAGTTGCTTTTGAACGATGACTCTGCGAGAGAATGCACCCATTTCTCAACATCTTTTACGTTGATGGGCTGCACAATCTGCACTTTGTTCATTTGATTGATGGGGCTTTCGTTCCAAAAACACCAAATAAAAAGTGTAACAAATGCGGTGCCAATCATGGTGATTAAGATGCTGGATTGAGTTTTTGATTCGTTCATTCCAAACTATAGAACGAAAATCTAACTTGTCAACAACTTTTTTGAATTGAATCAAGCTCTGCAAGCGAAATCATTGTAGCTCCTGCGGTTTTGTCATAGTAGGCTGTTTCGAGCCATTTTTCGCGCCAAAAGATTTTGCCGCTGACTGATTTTAAACCTTTTTTAATGTCTTCGTCCGAATATCCTTTGAGTTTTAGAATCGGCGCAAGAGGCGCAAAACTTGGTGCTAGTGTTGGCGGAGGACTGTTTGTGTATTTAAAATCTTTGATCAAGTCAATCACCCAAGGCTTCTGAACCTTTGTGCCAGGGCATGTTTTGGTTGTGCGTGGGTCGTCACGATGAAACAATACAGTTTTATCATTCACTGGCAGTTTGAGCCAATCTAACAGCATTTTTGTTGCGGCTGCTGCTGTTTTCCAGCACTCGAAACCTCTACCTTTCTTGGGGTCTTCGTTGTCGTAGTCTCCAAGCACTTCAATGCCCAAAGCGGTGCGATTAAAGCTAGAAGCATGAACGCCAGTTTCAGTTAATGGAGTCATGCCCCAAACTTGATCGTCATCAATGAATAAATGTGGTGCGCTGCGCCAACCTAATTGATTGGAATAGTAGTCTTTGAGGTTTTCCAAGTGTTTTGCTAGGAAACCATCTGGCCTTTGATTCAGGGAAGGCGCGGCTGTATGATGGAGGCAAACAGATTTAGCCCAAGTTGGAGCTTTAATTCCATTTAAATATTGAGCGAAACCGCTCACGGTCCAAACTTTTCCAGTGTTGCTAAAAGACATATACTAATAGTAACAAATTGGATGATATTTTAAACCCTTGTAATCCTCTTGCCGCACAATGCTCTCGCGGGAGCGACCCGCATCCACTTCGGTAAGAGCATTGTTACTTTCCGTCATTTGGGTGACACCCTCTTTTGCAAGAGGCAGTTCCATCGGGATTTCGCTTGTGGCAGCGCGGCAATTTGTTAGTTGTGAGTATTGATTCACGGGGAATTTCGGCCCTCTCTTTTGGATACTTGCCACCCTTGTAACTAACTCGGATTACCTGCGTTCCGATTTGGAAGGTTCATTAGCAGGTGAGTTATTCCCTTCCAAAATTGCTTGAACTTTGCGGCGAACGCGCAGTTCTGTATTGCTTTCCCAATATTCTGTAAAATAAAGCATTTGTTCAATCAACAAATCTTGCAGTCCTTTTTCTGCTTCTTTATAAGTGGGAAAAGTTTTTTCATAATCGCCAATCAAGTAACCGCGATGATGCAGTCGCCATTCTGATTTTTCGTAAGTTGAAAAGTTTTTTTCGATGTAGAAGTGACAGTCGCGATCCTTGTGATGATCGCCGCCAATTAATTCATACCATAGTTCAAGAAGTTGTTCGGTGAGTGCTTGCATGGGTAGCTAATTATAATATGAAAAATGAGCTTGTCAAGTGTATAATTCATATATGAATGTTGAAGTTGATTTTTCCGAAAAAATCGTCGCCTCTGGTCGCGCCTCTCTGATTACAAAATTGATTTACCTGCAAAATCAATTCAAAATTTTTCATTGGCAAACCTTTTCTTATGCAAATCATCAAGCTTTTGGTCATCTTTATGATGAATTAAGCGAAAAAATTGATGAGTTTGTGGAAACCTATCAAGGAATCTATGAGCGTCTTGACTTTAGCGGCGAAATGATTGCGTTCTCTAATCTGCGCGAAACAAATTTTGCAATGATTCTTTCAGAACAAGCAACAACTTTAAAAAGCTACGATGAAGTTTTCGCTGGACACACTGATTTGCTCAACCTTCGCGATGAAATGCTCGCAGTCTTGCACAAGACATCTTACTTGCTCACGCTAGTTTAAAACCAATAAAAAAGGGCGGCTTTTCAGCCGCCCTTTTTGTTTACGCCAACAGTGATGGAATTGGCTTGCCTTTATCAGCGATTTTGAATGGTCGCCCTTCTGGAGAAATTAACACTTGTTCAGTTTGTAATCCAGCAGCAGCAGCAATGGTAGCATTGAAATCTTGCGGAGAAACAATGCCATCCAAAACTTTCATGCCTTTGTCATCGCTCTTGCCATAAACTTGACCGCCTTTGATGCCAGCACCAATGAGAGCACTAGAGAATGCGCCAGGATGATGATCGCGCCCATCGTTCACGTTGATGATTGGCGTGCGTCCAAAGTCAGTAGTCACAACAATGAGAGTTTTCTTTAACAAGCCAGAAGCTTGCAAGTCTTCAATGAGAGCAGTTAAAGCTGTGTCAAGAATTGCTAATTTATCTTCTAGTGCATCAAAGTTGTTAACGTGAGTGTCCCAACCACCATCTGACACTTCAATAAATTTGCATCCACCTTGCTCAATAAGTCTCTTGGCAAGGCAAACACCTTGGCCAAAACGATTGTTGCCATATTTTTCTCTCTTGTCTGCGGACTCTTTTGTGAGGTCAAAAATATCAAGCTCGGATGAGTTGAGCAAACGAACAGTTTGATCGTAGAATTCTGTGTAGCTCTTTTCAGAAGGATTTGCGCCCTTCATTGCATCGCGTTCAATTTGCTTGAGAACTTCAATGCGTTTGCTGAATTCTTCTTTGTTTCTAATCTTTGCGTTCTCCAAGCCGCGAAGAGGGTCTTGAATTGGAATAGGAGAATATTTCTTTGCCATCCAACCAGCGCCAGGATGGTCTGCTGGACCACTAATCAAAACATTTTGAGGGATGCTGATTTTTTCTCCCTTGTCTTGCATCTTACACATCCATGCGCCCATGTTTGGGTGAATGATTGTGCCGATCTTTTTGTAGCTTGTGCGTTGAAGATACTGAGCTTGCTCATGTGCGCCAGTATTGACCATCATGCTGCGAATCACTGCCATCTTGTCGCCGTGTTTGGCGAGTTTTGGCAAGTGTTCGCTGATAGCATAATCAGCGTTTGTGTTGATGGAATTGAATTTGCCTTTTACTTCTGCGTCTTTCTTGGGGTCAAAAGTATCAAGATGGCTCATGCCACCATTCATAAACAAGTAAATAATGTGTTCTGCTTTGTTGGCAGACTGTGCAGCGTGAATTTCTGGTAGCACAGAAACGCCCAAGCCTGCACTGGCTAGACGAAGAACGAAGTCGCGACGATTGATAGAGTTCATAAGATTAATTAGAGAATTTAAATTCGGTTGAATTGAGCAATGCCCAAATAACATCATCGTCATTTGCGCCAGAGAATGCGGCCTTCTCTGATAGTGTGGGTTTGCGGCTCAAAATGCTTTTGTAAATGATTTCCATCTTTTCGGATGGAGACTTGCCTGCCAAGGACTTGATGAGAGATGTTTCTTTGTTTGTGGCAATGTTTGCAAGCTGACCATTCATGAATGAGATTACTTGCGTCACAGAACCTTCCAAGGAAGATGTTTGAATGAGTTCACGATCACTGCGGCCAAGTTGAGCAAGAATAGTGTTTGTTTGATTGGCATCATTGATTTCAGAAGCTCTTGCAACAACAACATTTGCAATCTTTGGCGCGAGAGAGTATTTGTCGCGCATAATTTGATTATACTTTTCGAGCTTCATTCTCATCTTCTCTAACGAAATATCCTCAATGGTTGTTTGCATGTTTTTTGCGTATTCAGTGTGAAATTCTGTTTTATATTGTTCTGGACTCTCCACGCAAAGAGCCACAACAGAATCCCAAAGCTGTTCTGCGGTGAGTCTGCGCTTCACTGGACCAATGAAAATAAAGTTTTCGCTGTTGGCGAAAGCTCCACTGTATGTTTGACGCTGAAAGAGTTTCGTGTTGCAAAGCACAAAAAGAAACTTTTGGCTATCATAGTTTAGTTCAACAAAAATGTTCGCCAAAGTGTTCATGAGTTCACTGTTCAAAGCGTCAGAGTCGTGAATGTTGTCGTATTCTGAAATGATATACTTGCCAAACACCAAGTTCCAGTAGCGATTCACAATGTTCTTTGTGAATGTGGGATGGTTGGGATTGGCGAGCCAAGCCACAGCGTCTTGCCGCAAATCTTCTTTGTTTTTGATTTCTCCTTTGCCGTCAAGAGTGCTTGGAACAACAGAGTCGTTTGGCTTTGCATCCTTGTATTGATAATCATGAGGAAGCTTGAGTTCTTTTGTGGAGAGGATTTCAAGATCAGCTTGAGTAGCGCGAACAAAGTTATTAATTTGATTGTTTAAGCCGCGATTCTTAACAGGGTCGCTTTTAATGAGAGCGTCAATGGTTTCTCTCAAGGCTTTGATCTTTTCGCGTGTTTCTTTTGATTCTTTGGGGCGAAGCTCAATTTGATTAAACATTGCAGCCATTTTGTAGAACTGCATTTGTGTGAAGTCTTGGAAGGGGTCATCGTGACACTGTGCGCAGCCAATGTCTGTGCCTAGAAATACTTTGTTTGTGGCAATCAAGTTGTCAAGAGGCATTCCAACGTCTCTGTAGTAGTAACCAGTAGCAGGGTTGGAATAGTAATTGCCAGAGCTTAGGAGCAAATCTTTAACGAATAAATGATATGGTTTGTTTGCTGCAATGCAGTCTTTCACATAGTCAATGTATGGTCCACCATTAAAATTATTGATTGGCGAGAGTCTTTCGCGCATTCTAAGAGCGTCTGCCCAAAAATTAAACATGTGCGAAATGTGGCCAGGATGTTTTAATAGATATTTAATTAGTTCTGTTTTTTTATTTTCGGCAGAAGCAGAGAAATAAGCATTGTATTCGCTAAACGTGGGATTGCGGCCAATGATGGTCAAATATGCTCTGCGCAAGAAAACGTCTTCGCTAACTGGTGCAAGAGGTTTGATTTTGGCATTTAAACACTGCTTTTCTAGCACGTTGTCAATCTTGAAAGAGGCGAGATTCAAGTCTGCGCCAAAGGTTGATGCCAACAGACAAAATAAGATTAAAACTATTTTTTTCATAAGCCTTTAGTATTTTACACTTTTTAAAAAGCTTTTGAAAGATGGAATCTTTCAAGGATAAGTGTAAAAATAATTATGCCTCCAACGCCATCGCCTACGCCAACGCCGCCGCCCACTCCGCCGCCAACGCCTCCGCCGCCGCCAACGCCTCCGCCGCCGCCTACTCCACCACCGCCTCCTACGCCGCCGCCTCCGCCAACGCCTCCACCAACCTATTATCCTTACACTGGAACAGATTGCAGCGGAACGCCTGTTACAATTTACACACTTAATAATTCCTTTAGTGTTAGTGATACTGCTTATTCAGACACCGCTAATCCAGCCCAACCCTATACTGGAGCTTTTGTTTATAATAATGCTTATTATACTTATACCTCTGGAAACGGGTCGCTTGTTACTAATACTTACGCCCATTCTGGAACAGATTGCAGCAATGCTTCTGTAACGATTTACACAAACCAAAGCTCTTTTGCATATACCGATACTGCTTATACTAATCAATGTTTAACAACAACTTATACTGGAGACTTTATTCATAGTGGAAGCGTTTACGCATATAGCAATGGTGTTGGTAGTTTCAGTGGCATTCCTTATGTTTATTCTGGAACGAATTGCAGCGGTGGTGCTGCAACAATTTACACGGGATACAGTTCTTTTAGTTCTTCCGATACTGCATACAGCGATCAGTGTTTTAAAACGCTTTTTAGTGGCATTTTTATTCGCAGCGGAAATACCTATAAATATGTTGATGGCGTAGCCACACAATACTACGCTCATGTTGGAACAGATTGTAATGGCGGAAGCGTAACAATTTATACAGTCGCTAGTAGTTTTGCTTATACTGATACAGCATATTCAGACTGCAATATATCGTCTCTTTTTGATGGCACTTTTGTAAAAAATAATACGATCTATACTTACACTTCGGGTAGCGGAACAGCGGGGAATGCGACCCATGCTCATGCTGGCACAGATTGCAGCGGAAGCAGTGTAACAATTTACACAAACTCTAGCAGTTTTGCTTATACCGATACTGCCTACAGTGATTTGTGCCAAACAACAGCTTACACTGGATATTTTATTCTTAGTGGAGCGGTTTATTCATACAGCAGTGGCACTGGAACTCCCGTAACTTCTTATTCCCACTCTGTAACAAATTGCAGTGGTGGTTCTATTACGATTTATACTAATGCTACTCCGTTTAGTGCCAGTGATACGGCCTATAGTAACCCATGCCTAACCACAACTTTTAATGGAGCCATCTCCAGTGGCGGTGGCATTTACAAGTATAGCAGCGGTGTCTCTACACAATACTACGCTCATGTTGGAATTGATTGCGACAGTGTTTCTACTACAATTTATACTAATAGCAATACGTTTAATGTTGGTCAGACAGCGTATGCCTCTTCTTGCATCTCCACACTGTATAATGGATATTTTATTTTTGCTAGTTTTACATATTCATATACTGATGGTGTTGGAGGCGCAAGTTCTTGTCCAAGTCCACCAACGCCTCCGCCAACACCACCACCAACGCCTCCACCTTCGCCACCAACGCCGCCGCCGTCTCCACCAGCATATACCAATCCAAACATTTTACGAGCAGACATTCACTCAAGCTATGCGACTGGTTCTGGAACGTGGCAAACTTACCGAACCAATGTGACAGGTTTGTTTGTGGCAAATTCTGGAACCAACAGGTCAGACTATCGCGACCACGTTATCCGAGAATTTAATCGTAAAATTAGCGTTTTAAATCAGCCCACAGGCTTGTTTATCAAACCGTTTGACGATGGTTTTAGGTTTACGGGAGTTTCAATATAATAAAAAGGGCGGGATTTCTCCCGCCCTTTTTTGTGATCTTAATCTTCCAAGTCAACTTCCCAACCCTCTTCTCCCTCATACCAGAAGTAACCAAGTTCATCAAGTGCATCCAGCACGCGATTCCTTGAGGGATATTCGGGTGAAAAGCTGTTCTGAATCTTGCGAATGCCAACAGCAGAGTAGCCTTTCTTTTTGCAATTTTCAAGATACTTCTCAACACGCTCCACAAATTCACTGCGCTTTTGAACAGTTTCGTTTTGCACAGGTTCGTTGTCTTCATCCACAACAGGAGCTTTGATTTCCTGCTCGAACACAGAAACAACCTTGTAAGCTGAAACTCGGCACTTTTGGCAGTTATAATCTGTGGGAACGCTCACAACATCTTTGGGATTCACTTTAACAACAACCACAGAGCCGCGAGCAAAGCCGCGAGCATAGTCGAGACTGCCAACATGAAGACCAAACGAGCAATGATTGTCGCGATTGTCGTCCACATCACGGCGCTTTACTTCAATCTCTGCGCCAACAGAGTTAAGAATGCGACCATGATTATCAATCTGACCCTTGACAACCTTCGTGTCCTTGTTGCCGCTAATGCTCCAGAAATCGCTTTCCAAGCCCTTGTAAGCAAGGAAGCAGCCATCGTCAGTGATGGGGAGTTCCTTGTAAGCAAGGAAGTCATAAAGCTCACGAACAGAAGATGAAGATGGATTGTCTTGAATGTTTTGCCAGAACTTCTCAAACAAGTTGAGTGGCAAACCTTCACGATGAATGGAGCGCACCTTTTCAGCAAGAGCTTTTGGAAGAGTTTCGCCTTTGTAGGAAACCTCTTCTGGAGAGATTTTAAATCCATTCTTTTCAGCGCGTTCAGCAGTCTTTTCGAGAGCTTTGCGAATTGCCGCTTCTTGTTCGTTTTCGGGAAGGTCAAACGCTTCAATGATTTTGGCGTATTGGCTGGAACCCTTTTCGAGTTTGACTGGCTTGTTGTCGAGGAACAGGACAATGCCTGCTTGGTTGATGATGTAGTTCATAGTGCAGTTATTATAGTTTGGTTTTAGGGTTTGTCAAGAATTATTTGAGGCGAAGAATGGTGCGAAGTTCTTGGCGAGAGAGGTTTGGCTTGCTGGAGTAGTAATATCCACTGTTGTCATTCATGGTTTTGATGATTTTGCCGCGAATAGAAATTTCATCCGCAATCTTTTCAAACACGCAGTTGGCTTTTTTAGCAAATTTAATGTTTCGCTTGGCCTTTTCAACTAGAGAGTTTGAGAGATCAATGCTCAAAAATTTCTTTTTGAGATTGTCAATGTTTTGGCGAGCTTTGGATTTTTCAGCCTCAAGTTCGCTGATTTGCTTGTGTTTGTCCTTGTATTCTTGGCTTTCTGCATCCAAGAAACCAAGAGAGACTAGGTTCTTGTGCATGGTTGAACTGCGAGTCACAGTGGTATTGCAATTTCTGGTTGAATTGGCTTGCTTGACCGTGAAGTTGTTGAGCTTCTTCAAAGAATCAAAAGTGATTTTGCTCATGTTTTCCTTGGCTTCCTCAATGGTGTTGGCGGTTTGAGGATAACCAGTAACCATTGTGCAAATGTGATTATAAACTTCCAAAGCATTTAAATCATAAGTTAGGTAATAACCACTAACACTATTGATTTGAACACAGAAGGAGGCATTCATGGACAAATCAACCTTAGCTCCTGCTGTTTTTGGCCAGCCAAAGATGGTGCTCTTCACATTGCGCATTTCAAAAACCTCATTGATCTTGCTCATGTCGCAGCCGCTCAAACCTTCTGCATACACTAGATAGTATTTTTTACCATTTTTATTGGCAAGAGTTTCAAACTTGTTTCTCCAATATGCGAGAGTTTTGCGAGATTTGATGATGGCACACAAGGGCTTGCCTTTGACTTTTTCAAAGTCTGCACCAGCGCCAGCGGTTGAAATTCCAGTGATAAAAGGATAAACGTCAGAATAAATGTTCTTCTTATAGACTGAAAAGTTTTCGCCATGAAGGAATACATTGTTGCGATCTTCAACGAGTTCTTGAAGAGACATTGGCTTGATGGAATCAATGTCTTCTTTGGCGATTTCACGCAAAGCGTGCTGCATGTTAGCAAGAACTCGGTTATTGCTTGCTGTGTTTTCAAAATTCTCACGCGAGATTGGCAAGCTCATTGCGCCAATAGGCACATCAATAAACAACATGAGATTTTCTTTGAGCTTCGGGCTTTTTAAAACTTCATTAGAAAATGTGTTTTTGTAAACCACGTTACCCATTGCAACATAAATATGAGCACGAACGTAAAAACTTGGCTCTCTTTCAAAAAACCTGAAAACAAAACCGTCCTTCTCAATTTGAGAAACTGGCTTGAGAGGTTCCGTGCGATGATAAAAAGCATCAAAAACAATATTCGCAGAGCAAAACTTCACAAAAAACTCGCTTTTTTCTCTGAACCAGTTTATGTCTAAAGCTGTTTTAATTTCCAAATAAACTTCCAAGCCAGTCTCTTCTGTGGGAGATTCGCTCACTTTCAAGATGTGGCCAACAGGAACTCCTGTCTCTCCGCCACCAAGAGCGCAAGCATAGAGCGAGCAAACGCCATTGTGGTAACTCTTCACATAAAAAGTGTCAGTGTAGCTGTGCGCAGCTTTGCTGCCAATGCCAAAGCCGCCAATCTGCTCATTGTTGCCGCTCTTTGTGCTGCGGAAATACATGCCAAACACGTTGCGAATATCGTTTTCGCTCAAACCCTTGGCAAAGTCGCGAACAAAAAAGATGTTGGAGCCATCTTCATCACGAATTCCAACCTCCACTGCACGATCAATATTGTGCTTCTTGTGCTCATCAAGAGCATTGCAAATGTATTCGCGCACAACAGCAAGAATCTTGTCGCTGTAAATCTTGTCGCGAAGATAATAAGTAGCCATGTCTGCGCCTTTAGCGTCCATGCCCATGATGGAGGAAGACATGTTTTCCGAAGTGATGAGTGGGTTTGCAAGAGTTTGTGTTTTCATTGTGCGTTAGTATAGGCTCAAAAAGCAGCTTGTCAAGAGCAAAGTCAAAATCTTCTTCAAAATTGTTGGTTAAAAAGTGTAATTAAATGGATGGCTGACTTATACGCTTTTCAAAACCTTGCAGAGTTATCGCATACCGCTGGTCAAATTCCATTTATTTTGGACAAGGCCAACGATTGTTATAGGCCGCTTGGACAAGATGATTTAAGTTTTGCAAATAGTGCTGGTTCCACTACTTTTGATGCGTTTGGGCGCATGAGAACTTCTCAGCCTTTGACTCTGTTCGATTCAAGTCACAGATACGCTGATAATGGTCTTTGGGCATCTGCTAGTGGAACTGGTGGATATGTTTCTTTTAACCAAAACCAAGGCTTGATAGACATGAACGTGACCAGTGGTTCTGGCTCTTATGTCACAAGAGAAACAACAAAAGTTTTTGCCTATCAGCCTGGCAAGTCTCTTTTGAATTTAAATACATTTGTAATGTCGCCAGCCAAAACTGGTCTAAGACAAAGGGTTGGTTATTTTGGCGCGGATAATGGAATGTTTTTGGAACTTGACGGCTCTACACTAAACTTTGTTGAGCGTTCATTGGTTGATGGTTCTCCCCCAACAGAAACAAGAGTTCAGCAGTCTAGCTGGAATGGAGACAAACTAGATGGCAACGGCGCATCTGGCTTAACTCTTGACATTACCAAAGCTCAAATTTTATGGATGGACATTGAGTGGTTGGGTCTTGGCTCTGTGAGAATGGGTTTTGTTATTGACGGCAAATTTATTTTGTGCCACACCTTTCAACACGCAAACGTCATTGATTCAACATACATTACCACTGCTTCTCTTCCTTTAAGATATGAAATAATTAATACCGCCAACACTTCTGGCAACAGCACACTCAAACAAATATGTAGTTCTCTTATTTCAGAGGGTGGTTATGAACTAAGAGGTGCGCAGCAATCAATCAGCAGCAATGTTGCTGCTCCATACGAATTAATCACTGCAACAAATACTGATTATCCAATCATAACAATTAGATTAAAATCAACCAAACTTGACGCTATTGTTATTTTGACAGCTATATCTTTGTTACCCGCTTCTTCTGGAAATTTTCGATGGAAATTAATTCTCAGTGGCACAACGAGTGGTGGCAGCGAAACTTGGACACCTACTGGAACAAATTCAGCAGTGGAATATAAAATGGATGCTACAAGTATTTCGGGCGGTAGAACTGTCGCCTCTGGATTTATTAGCCAGTCTAATCAGTCTAATCCTGCCTTAGACATTTTAAAAGAGGCTTTATTTAAATTCCAGTTAGAAAGAAATGGGTTAACCAATACGCCTTATGAACTAACTCTTGTTGTTGCTGCTGGAAGCGCTACTGGCGGTAATCCAGCCAAAGTTCTCGCCTCTCTTGATTGGGAAGAAATTAGTAGATAATTTTGGTGGGCAAGGTAGAATTCGAATCTACTCAATCAAAGATAAAAGATTTACAGTCTTTCGCATCTCTCCAACTATGCCGCTTGCCCCAAAATTTTTATGAATTGATTAGCTTATCAACGTCTTCATTGATGTTTTTGACAAACTTGTAGTCTCCATCATTCAAAAAACTAAGAATAGTGCCAAAACCAACAGGCTCAGGAAAGTCTGAATACACTTTCAAACCGTTAAGTCCAGCAATTTGATAACGCTTCGGTCTGCCGTAATCATTGTTAGTTTCCAAGATTAGCACAAAGCCGTTTTCATGGCAAAAAACATCACCAGCTTCAAACCATTCGATCTTATTGTCGAGGTCTTCTTCGGTGCTAGTGTCAAGGTCTTCGACCACGCCAAGCTGCATGAGCTTGTTGAGGTTAACTTTGTATTCTTTGTTGTTTAGTGTGAGGGTTGCTTTCATGGGTTTACTGTATCAGTGGTTTGAGAGTTGTCAACCATAAAGTTGAACTTGAGTTGATTTTGGTTATCAATCAGGGGAGTTTGAATCTCTTCAACAATATCTGGAAATCCATTAACGAGACAGTCAAAAGCTTCTGCGCCAGACAAGATAGCTGCTGAAAGGCTATGATTTGCCACAATGTCTTTTTGATCTTCAAGAAGCATGGAGGCAATTTGAAGTTTTTTAATAGCGTTTTTAATTGCAGTTTTTTGTGTTTTATTCATGAGTAGAGAGTATCATTTTAATTCCAATAAAAATACCAAAACCTGCTAAAAATAGCAGCCCAAGTAATTGAAGATCAGTTAGTGGTTGGTGCATCGGAGTTTTGCACTCGTTGTTGAAAAATCAAAAGCAATAGTTTTAATTGTTCTGTTGTGCAGTTGCATATTACGTCTTCGCCCGTCTCAACATTAAAGCCAATCACTAAATATTTGTCAAAAATAGAGCCAAGATGAGCTTCTGCTAGAGCTTTTGCGGTTTCAACTTTACTCTTGTCCATAAAAGATTTCAAAAGTGTCTTTGTTGAGTTGGCGGGAGTCTTCTAGCTGTTCTGACAATTCGCGCAAACGATCTGCTGCTTCTAGCAAGCAAGAGTTAACAATGCCGTCTTCTGTTTCAATATCTTGCGCCAAGACTCTAAGAGCAGCGATCAAAGTTTGTGTTGATGATTTCATATTTCTTAAAAAAGGTTACATGGGCAAGGAACTTTTGTCAACAGAAATCTGGTTTACAAATATAAACGTCATTAAAACTCTTTTCAAATATTTTGTGCAAGATTTCTTCTATAATGTTCCAATCAGCACCACCCAAACCGCAGCCGATTTTATATGGAATGTAAATGTCTGTTAAATCAATAGGCACTTTTTCATAGCCAATTCCACAAAAATGAATCGTTTCTTTGTCATTACCGTGAAAATTCGTACTAGCAATACTCTTAAAGCCTGCAATGAGAGCAGAGTATTCTGTTTGTCTTTCTCTGGTGCCAACATTGTTCTGACCAAACAGATTTGCTACAACAACATTATGCGCCACATTCACTTCAAAAACGCTGCCTAGCAGCATAATGGGCAGCTTTTGACGTTTCACATGAGCACGGTATTCTTCTGCATTCTTGGGCCATTTGCGAGCAATTGCGCCTGCTAATCCACCTACTGCTCCAATGCAATTGACAGAGTGAACAATCACTCCTTTGTCAACTGTCAGAATGTCTTTATTAATTGTTGTGATCATTCTTTACTATAGAGTTTGTCCCATTCTTTGTCAACTGCATTTAATGCGTTTATTGCAACTTTATTATCATCAAAATCTGCAAGTTCTCCTAAAGCCTTACGCATAATCTCCCATTGGTTGAGAGTGCATTCATAGTCTTTTAAATTGATTTCGCCGTATTTGCATTTGACTGCTTGGCAGTTGATTGGAGAGCAGCAGCCAGTTTCACCACAACTGCCGCAAGTTTTGCAGTAGTCAGAATCTTCTGGATAATTGTCAGGGTCACAAATTAGTGGTCTGACTTGATTATCGTCAGCAATTTCCGCAACAATGTCTGTTTCAAGAAAGAAACAAGTTTCTTCATCAAGGGGAATTTTAAATCCATAGGTAAAAGTATCGCCGTTTTCACCGCAAAAGCCATTAACATCACCCGTGCATACGCCTTCACCAACATAAGACCCCCAATGGCCTTTGAAATTGATCATGTATTTTTTGTCTTTGATTGGAATCATAATTTAAAATGGGCATTTATTTTCACTGCATGATTTGAGTAAGTTTAAGACGCTCACGATAAACAAGCTCATACCTCCTACCATATAAATTTTCTCCCACCATGCCATAGGTGGTGGAACATAGTCTTCATCTTCATCATTTGGTCCGTTTGGAAATCCTTCAAACATAATTTTTTATTCTTTAATGGGCCATTCAAACATAGAGAGATGAAAGAAATGATCGCCCTCAATTTCTTCCAACCATACCGCACACCACGAAGAGTAAACTTCACAATTTCGAACTGTATAGATTTTTCCAACCTCTAAATTGTCTTTGGCAAATTGAATGACATTGACATGGTGTGGATAGAACATCCCATCAGCACCTTTGAATTTCGCTTTGTCGCCAATATGAGGCCATTCCCATTCACGACCTTTGTATCTTTCTTTGAATTGTTCTTCGTTCATCGTCCAAAAGGGTTAAAGTTTGCGGCTGCAAAGAGTATGAGTGCTACTCCAATTCCAACAGCTGTGAAAAATCCACTCCAAAATCCGCCATCAAATAGCCAATCAGGAAGTTCAAGTGTGAGTGCTAGTAGTGTGTTCATAAATTAATAACTGATTTCGTGTTCATCAAGTCTAAACTTGTATTAAACTTCATTTAAGTTTTCTTTCATTTTATCATCAACCTTTTGCATTAGTTCTTTATGTCTGTCTTTCCAGCGTTTGTTTGGAATGCCTCGTTTGTCTGCAACGTATTGCGCTACACCATTATAGCCGTCTTTGCGATACATGTCAAACAGTTTTGGAATATCTTTCCAAGGCAAATCTTCGCTATCAGCAGCAGGATGAAAATAATCATTAATATTGATGCAAAGATATGCGCCTTCGTTGTTTTCAGCATCCCACATTGCTGATAAGTAAACAACTCCTTCATCTAGCAAAAAAGCAGCCATACTTTCATGGTCTGGCGTGATGCCGTGCTCACCCAAGTCATAGTAATAGGTGCGGTAAATGGTGAGTGTTTCAGTCATGTCTTTCATTTCTTTTCACCAATTAAGGCTTTGACAATCTTTTCGGCGTTTTCTTGAAAAGATGGGTAGTAGATTGTGCTGAGTTCTTTTCCATGTTTCTCTATCAGGACTTGCCAATCTTTGCGGCATTGTTTACTCATGGGAATTGCTTCTTTGGGCTTGGCTTCACTAGCTTCACGAATGATTGCCACAAGCTCATCTTCCTTGTCCTTGGCAGCGGCAATGATTTCTGCATTGTCTGGGTAAACAATTGAGCGAATAGTTTTGCTATTTGGCGCGACTTTTACAAGCCACCAGCCATCTTCCAAACCATCCAATAAATAAGGATCATTATGTTCGATGTATTTTTTACCAACTTTTTTATAGAGTTGAGTTTTGTGGCTGATGCGAGCGAAGGCGTTCATGATAGTAATTGTTTGAGTTCAGTAACAATGTCTTCTAGTTTGCTCATTTTACCCTTTTGCATGTAAAAGTCAAGCTCATTTTCGACATAATTATAACCCTCTTCAAACTGTTTTAGATCAGCTTCGTAGGAAGAAATGAGTTCTCCGAGGCGAGTTTGGAGTTTTTGGTTTTCTTCAATAAATTTTGACATGCGATTTGCGCGATCTTTAAGGTCTGGACGTTGGATTAAAATGCTTTTTAATTTTACCTGATTGTCGTGGTTGGCTTTCCATTGTTTGATTTCTTTGTTGAGAGCGCTCATGGTTTCTCGCGAACAAACATCAGCAATGCACCAATCGCCGCTCCAGCCTTGCTTTTTGGCGTAGTTAGAAACAGTGAGCGCGGCTTCCCACACATCGTTTGGAATGGCGACATCTTCAATCATTGATTTGTTTCCATAGTTTTTCTTCTTCTGCTTCCAGCATGTTTGTTAGATAGCGAAGAATGTTGTATTTTTCTTCGTCGCTGAAAGGAACAGCATCCTCATACATCGAGTATGAGGGATTGTCCAAACGATCTATGACGTTAATAAAGAGAGTTTGCGCTTCTGAAATTAATTTCATATTTAAATTTCCCAAGTTGTTGTTGTGACTGAATCGCCACACTGGTCACAAACTATTCCATCGTTTTCATAATCATCATAACGAAAAACTTCTACAAAATCAGTAAGCGACAAACAGCCGTCTTTCATTTTTTCTTGAAATTTCAAACAAAGGTAAATAAAAATTTGCCTCTCTTCTTCTGGAGATAGGTCCACTGAGCTTTTACCGTCAAAAGACCAGCCATAGGCTGTGCAGCCTTCTGTTTTAATGATTTTCATGGGAGAATTTATATGCTTTTTTATACTCGTCTTCCGTGAGAAGATCGTCCGAATTATATTCGCGGAAACCACTAAAGTCAAGAATCAAATGGCCAAAATGTTTTTGCCACTCTTTCATGGTTTTTCTCTTAGCAAAGATTTTATCATAGTTCTCCCAATAAGAGGGAAGATTTGCGCCTTTGCGGAGTTTATCGCCTTTGCCTGCTGACATTGTTTTTTTTATTTTTGTTTAGCTATTTTATAGCCTTTGTATGGCTCTTGCTCAAGCAGCTTTGGAGAGAGTGTTCGCAACCAACCTCCCCTAATGCAGAGAGCGCCCTCTTCTCCACTAGCTTCGCAAGTTTTGCTGCACAAATATTCTGCAAAGTTAATCATTCCTTGAATTTGTTCATCTCCACCGCTCACATATACTCTCAGGTCAGAGTATTTCTCTTTGATTTGTTCTATCTTTACAGCGGGTGGATATATTTTAATCCATTTTGCGTGTTTTAATGCATTGGCCGAAAGCTTGTGCAGAAAATTATAAAATGGTTTATTTAACTCATAACCGTTCAGCTTTGGAAAGAGGTTAATGATTTTATAGTGAATTTTTTTAAGCAAGAAATGCGGAACGCGCCAAAGCTTCAAGCTCGTTCTTGTAAAACAAACTTGGATATTTATTCATGAGACGCATTTCAAAATCTTCTTCCATATTAGAATTTGAATGAAATTCGTTGTATGAGATTGCCAAAATTAATAATCTTGCGTGCGAACTTGCGCAAAAATTGCCCAAAAGCTCCCTGCACTTTGCCTCGAAAAGTTTTGCCGAATGCAATTGATTCTGCCAACTTTTTTTGGAATTGTTTTTCTCGCTCAATTCTGATTGCTGCATCCGTTTCCTCATATCCTACCAGTGAGGCTTTTTGCAAAAACCCATCAATAAATACAAACTGAATTTCAATCCAAATATCAACCTCTTCCGAATTAAGCGCGTCATAAGCTTGAATGGTGCAAGTTTTATTGCACGGTTTCTTTTCTTTGGAAATTGGTTCCATGAAACCGCCAAAAGGACCGTTCTCTTCAACCCATTGGGCTTCAATGTGTTCTGCAAAAAGACGGCCTTCTTCAATAAAGAAGTTTTTTAAGGCGCAGTCAAAGTCTTTGGTTTGAAAGGTGACTTCTTCTTGTCTCAAGAGTCGCAGATATTTATCAACTTCTGGCGCAATTCCTTGGATAACTGACTTGTTAAAAATGATATTGTCAAAAAGGCCCATTTTATTAGTTCATGTTTGGTTCTCTGAAAAGTTTTTCAATCTCTTCAATGCCTGCAACAACGGCTTCATTGCTCATTGCAATGCGACCATAATAAATGCGCAAGCATGGACTATAAAACGCTTCATAGTATTCAGAATGAATTTTTCTCCTTCTTCAACTGGCATTCCCCAATGCTTTGATTCAGGAATGTTTGAACCTTCTCTAGTGTTTTGCCAAAGAATCATTGTGCCAGTTTCGGGTTTTGTTTCCAAGTCTATTTCTGTGAATCTAGTGTGACCTCCTTTGGGAGTGTCATTCAAGTAAACCATTGCTGTCCAAGTGCGGTTGCCGTGTCGCTCTAGCTGTTTTTTTTGGTCATCACTAAGAGGAAAGAAAGAATCAAAATGAGGCTTAAATTGCTCGCCAACTTTGTAGTATTGGCCTTGAACTTGCTCGCTGTATTGCTCTGGAATGCCAACAATGTTTAAAATAGCATCTTCAATCTCAGCAATTGTGGGGTCAGAATTGCGGAACAAATGAGCAGTGGAGCTTGTGCGAAAGTCGGAAATCTTGCTGCCGCCGTTATCGTAGTCAATCACAGAAGATTTTTGGCAACGATTCTTGATGATTTCAATGGCGCGAGAACACTGGTCCTGTGTCAAAGCGTTCTTGATTTTAAAGATGTTTAATTTATCAGAGATTTTTTCTGCGCCAAATTTAGCAGTCAAATCTTCAATTTTAACGGGTGGAGAAATGCCTTCAACCTTTTTTAAGATGTCTGGCATGGAAAATTCTTGAATGATTAGGCTTTCATCAAAGCCTTTGTCAAGCAAAATTTGTGCCAATTCTCTCTTGGAGGAACCTCTCTTTACGTTGTCCCAAATCCAAAATTTCCAAGAATCGTCAAAACTGGTCTTTTTCATGCAAGAAGTACGGTTCCAAGGTGTAAATATTTCTGTGAAAATAGACAAGAAAGCTCGCGCCATCTTAAACTCTTTTCCCAAAGATGTGCAGGACTATTTTTACGAAATCAACGAAAAATGCGCAAAACATGGAGTCAAGTTTAGAGTTTCCAGCGGTTCTGTTGTTTATTCTGGAGGCGGGAGTTGCGGCGGTTTCTTCTCTGATTCTCCCAAGGAACTAGCCATTGCAGTGAATAAACCTTTAAAATGGGTCATTGCCACTCTTGTTCACGAAGATTCCCACTTTGATCAGTGGCTAAACCGTCAGTCTATATGGCACAATCAGAAAGTTTCGCGCAATTTTAATAGTTTTTTTGATTGGTTGCTCAAGATTAAAAACATTAAAAATCCCACAGAAACAGCAAAACATGTGATTGCTCTTGAGTCTGACTGCGAGAGACGGTCCATCAAAAAAATAAAAAAGAGATGGTCGCACATTATTTCGCCCGAAACTTATGCTCAGTCTGCTAATGCTTACATGTTTTCCTACTTGTATATGGCGCAATCGCGCAAGTGGATTTCTGAAACTATAGAGATTAAAAACAAATGTTTCTATAGGAATTTCCCGCAAAAAATCCTTAGTAAGTTTGAAAACTTATCAGAAGAGTATTTTGAGCTTTTTCAGCGCTATGACAAAAAATGCAAGAGCGGCTCAAAATAGAGCCGCTCTGCGTCCTATAAACCGAAGTCTATAAGAGGGGTATTATTTATCCTTGGCTTTGCCAACATTGAGAGCGAGCCAATCCACAATCTTGTAGAGCTTGCCTGCCCAAGTGTCGTCTTTCGGAGTTGGAGTCAAAGCTGCAATTGCAGCAAAGGCCGCAATCGTGGCTGTAACTGCATGAAAGATGTCAAGTTGATGAGTGATAATCCAATTAATCATACTATTCTTTACACTTTTGGCTGACCCAAAAATTGACTATTTTTAGTAATGAATTGTTTTTGCGCTTTTCGCATAGTTCTTTAATGTTTATTAAATGTTCAGGCGAACAGTCTTTCAGCATAATATAAGAAGTTGGTTGATCGCCATTAATTCCACACGTTCCCCAAATAGCGTTTTCAGCTTGCCACTCAAAACTTTCAGTATTGGGAACCTCTTCTGGCGTTAGGATTTTTACTTCATTATAGTTCCAAGTTCCATATTTTCTTGGTTTATTAAGTGACTGGTTCCAATCATTGTAGAGTTCGGCAAAAGTTTGAGGAACCTCGAACCAAACTCGTTTGCCATGTTTCCTATTGTAACCTGCTGAGTCTCCAATGTTCGGTTGGCCACCATCAGCCATAATGTATTCAGTTCCCTCGCCAAGACTATTGTAGTCATGACGTGCAATTGACGCTACAATTTGTTTGCCGTTTGTAAATCCTAGTAGTTTCATCGAATCATTGTGTATTGATGAAGTATTACATCGTTTGGATGTGGCTTCAATTTGTCTGGAATCCTTGCATCATACAACTCTTGTAGAGCGATGTCAAGGCTTTTTCTATCACGCTCGCATTTTGCGATTGCGACTGCTGCTGGGCTGCGGCTGTATCCAGCAAAACAATGAACCAACAACTTGTCAATAGGATACAAATCGCGAATGAAATCCAAAAACTTTTGTATATGGGATTCTTGGGGAGCATATTTTGCATTAGTTGGGTCTATATTAATAGAGGCAAAGGTTTCGTCTTCAAAATCTAAAAACAGATATTTTTTCCCTTCACGAAATCTTTCAGGAAGAAAATGACCAAGAGAAACTACTGCGTCATAATTTTTAGCATATTTTTCAGCATTGGCAAAGTCTGTGTAGTGGTTGATTGTATTCATGCTGCAATATAGACTAATATCCAAAAGCGTCAAGTGCGTATTTGAAGGGGTTGCCTTCAATATATTTTACAAGAAGAAGCATATATTCTGCAATATCGCGAATTTCTTTCTGCGCCTCTGGTTTGTTGCGAAGCTCTAAGAAATGATGGAAGCTGCGCCAATTGAACATCACATCAGCTTGAATTTGCGAATTGTAAGTCTTGAAGAAGCGAGCAGATTCTTTTGCGCGTTTGCGACCAAGAACGGGTTCAAGCTCTTTGAGGCACTGATGGTATAATGCATTACCTTCTTCGGTAAACTTTTGAAGTGTTTCTGCCCAACTATCAACAGAAAAATTTGTCCAAGGACAGTCCCATTCCTCACCACTATGACCATCTAATGCAGCCCAATCATCAGGAATATAAAACTTATCTTCTTTCAGTTCTTTGTACCTAGCACTTTCTCCATTGATCGAAACGCCAATACGGTGCTTGAGTAGGTGGATGTGAGAAGCAATGTCGCAATCCACAAGAAAATGCAGGCTGCTTTTTTCAAAAGGAGTGTGATGTCCCTGTTCTGCAAGCATCTTCAAAAGCTTGGGAATACGTTCGCGCTTTTCTTCCGTGATGTCGCGGCTAGTGGATGTCCAAGCAGAACATGCATGAATCTCGTCGCTACCATAGAATCCAATGAGTTCAACTTTATTAGTCATTTTTAATTAGTTCGGGGTTTTGTTCTAGAACTCTCGATACAAGATACACGCATTCTTGTGCAGTGAAATGCGTTTTCCAATCGCACTCGTCAAGAATTTCATCCATTGCTTGTAGATAAAGTTCGTATAGTTTTTCTCTATTGATTTTCATGTCCAAAAGTAATCGCGGTATTCAACCATTTGTTTGAGAATGCTAGTGTCTGTTTGAGCAATCAGTGCTTCAACTTTATTAAGTTCACCATAAAGTTCATCATAAGTTTTATTTTTTAATTCTGGTGGCAGAGGATGTGGAGGATACAAAACGTCTCGCTGCGCTTCACAATTTGGCCTGCCTTCTTCAATCCAATGAACAGCAGAATCAAGCCAGTTCTTGAATTTGCGATGTTCGGGTGTGCCATCCCAATCTACAAAAGAAGATTCAGCCTCTTTCTTAAACGAAAGAATCATGGCAAAATTAACCTCAACAATTAAATTAGAGATGTCGCTCCACTGACGAGGAATAACCTTGCGAATATCCTTATGACATGGCTTGAAAAAACGATAAACTTTCCAGTATAGTTCTCGACATGGCCATTTGATATGAATTGAGAACCAATGAGGCGCAGTTTCGCGCATCCAATACTGAATTGGATATTGTTTCTTAATGTTTTTGCGCCAAGTTTCCCAACCCTCCCATGTTTGAGAAGCTGGAACAGGGTACCAAAATTTGTTTTTCATGCTTACATTATGCGGAGATTGCTTGCTTTGTCAACTCACGAATGCGGAAAATAGCTTGGCATTTGTGTTTGAGTTCCACATCAAAATAAACATCACGGCCATAGTTGTTGGGAACTGAAACTGGCATGTCAGCATGTTTACGAGTGCCATCAATGCCTTCGCTGTAGTGAAACAGTGGAGTAGTTGGCCAAGTTTCGTAAGCAAGATTGAATGCTTCCTCTGCTGCTAGATTGTCATGCAAGATGCTGTGATGCAAAGAGTCGTAAGTGATGGGGATGTTGCGAGAACCGTAGAAATACTTGACAAGATTCTTGATGCCCCAAACACCTTTGGCATTGTCATTGTTCTCAAGCACAAGGCGTTGACGAATATTGTCTGGCAGTTGATCGTAAACGCGCAATACCTTGTCTGCAATGGTTTGAGGGTCGCCATCCTGTCTAACATGTATGTTGAGCGGCGAACGATAGTCTTGAGGAAGACCAAGCAAGTCAAACACTTCTGCATGTTGCTGTAGGTCAAGGATGCTGTTATTGATGCATTCTGGATTGTCAGACGATAGTGTGATGTATTCGCTAGGATGAGCAGACAAGCGAAGAGGATGCTGCGCCAAAAGTTGCTTGATAGAGTCACAAACACTACGGATAGCAGCGATGTTGGGCAGGTCTGCAATGCGCAGATTGACGTTCTTGTGCGTCAATACTGGAGCAAGAGAAGAGGACAAGCGATAGCCTTGAATGTTGTTAAGCTGACAGAAGCGAATAGTATTGAGCGTCATCTTGAAATTGTGCAAGATGCGCTCGGAAAGCTCGCTGATAGCAGCGTTGAATGGCAGCTTGGCAAACTGCGTATAAGTCATAGAGCGAAAGCTCTGCCCGTTATCAGACAATGTTTTTGAGATGCAGCAAAGGGATAGGTTCATAGTAAACAGTAACCCATGCTTGTCTTTTGTCAAGATAAGATTTTTTCAGGGTCGCGCTCTTTGGAGCCTTTTTCTGTTGAGGTCCAAGATTCAAAATCAATTAAAAACAATTTGCCGTCATCAGACTCTACCACATTTTTCCACCGAATGTCATTGTGATGAATTCCATAAACATGAACTAATTCATGATTCATATTTTGGATTTGAGTTTTAAACTTTTTTCTCTCTGGTGGAAGGTATTTTAAATTTAACGATTGGCCAACATATTTAGTGACAATCACTCTATCATCTATGGAACTTGCCAATAATTTTGGCACAAACTCGCAAGACTCCAGTATTCTGTAAGCATCTAGTTCTCTTATGAATTTGCCATTTGTTTTTAGGTATTTAAAAACAGCAGTTTCTCCGCGCCAGTTTCCTAACTCTACCTTCTCTGTTGAAACACCTTTTTTAAACTGCATTAGTAGTTTGGCTCTTCGCAGAGGATTCTGCTGACTTCCTCTTTGATTTTTTTGATCATGCGGTGTTTAGCAATGTAAACTGTGCCACAGTTCACTTTGTATTTCTTCATCAACTGATCATTATTTAGTTGGTTAAAATGCATATCGCAAAAGATCATATAGTCTTTGCTCTTGTGAACTTTGCCAAGATTTTTCAAAGCTTGAACAAAGAGTTTTTGCTGATAATTATTCTCAAGTTTTGCATCAAGGTCTTGATTCTCGTCTGGCTGCATTTCCATGAGAAGATCGTCGCCAGTTGTAACATGCTTGTGCTGACGTTGATTGCGGCGAATAATGTCAACCATTCTCCACTTGGCAAATGTTGTGACCCAAGAATAAATGTTTCCCTTTGACGAGTCGAACTTATTTTCGCGAAAGTAATTCGCCATTGAAATGAAAACCTCTTGAACAACATCATCCACATCTTGTGATGGAAGTTTGTATGAGTGGGCCAATGTTTTTAAATACTCATTAAATTGTTCAAAAAATGCATTCCAGCTTTGGCTGTTATTCCAATCGGAGAGTTGACGCTCTTGTAGTTCGCTCATTAGTCTTTAGTTTAGTGGTCTGAATTTGGAAAGCTCGTCTTGCAAAGAAGAGTATTTCTTGTGAGAGTGCCAGATTTCAATGTCTTTACCAGTGGTATAGACTCCTTGAGTAGTGGCTACGCTTGTGTTTGGCGGAATGAAAAGCTCTGGAGGTTGCTGTTCCAGATTCCTTTCGGGAATGTATTTTTGGCAACATCCGCAAATCATTAATGCTAGAATAGTCTTTTTCATTTTTTTAAATCTTGTAGGAAGATGTGCATTTTTTGCTGCTCTTCAATAATTTCTTCATCGAATTCAGTGGCTCTTTTCTGGCCTTCGGGAGTGGGTATTTGACGCGCTTGATTTCTTTGAGAGGTTAGTTTATCAATCCTGTTGTCAAACTTCTCCAAAATATCGAAAAGAAAGGATTTATTACGCAACTTGAAGTATTCAACCGCAAGCTGCAATAACAAAGGAATTGCGTCCAATATTTTCACGGCTGCTTTTTGAGAGCATTGAAAATCACTTTTTCCTCTTGGCCAACCTCGCACTCGCAAATGTAGCCACCAATATGTTTGGCACAATCTAAGGCCCAAACATACGCATCAGAGAAATACTGATCATAAGAGGCTTGATGCTCGCCCTTTTGACTATAAACTGAATACCACTTAACGCCTGATTTGTTTTCCATGTTATTGCTTGTTGATTTTGGTCATCTTGATAAGGGAGTCGTGAATCATGTGACGGGTTTCCCAATCAATGATGCGACCATTTTCTTCTTTTGGAAGCTCGGACACTACTTGTTCCAAGTCCAAACCAAATGCCGAACAAAGGGCTTTGACTTTGCGAAGAACGCCGATTTCCTTATACTTGAGGATTGCCCAACAGAGGTCAATCTGTTCGGGTCCGCTTTTTTCAATTGCCTTGGCAATGGTGTTGCTCATAGGTTTTATTTATTTTTTATTTGTTTGTGGTTGTGTTGTTGTTAACTATTCTACAATGAGAAGGATTTTTGTCAAGGTTTCTTTTACCTCTTCTGCTGCTTTTTCTTTCCAGACTCGCAAACAATAGTCGCGAATTTCTGGCATTTGAAATTGAGTTTTTAGTGCGAGTTCTTGCTCATTACCAATAATGCAATAAGGAGGTACGTCATAACCAGACATGGCAATGGTGTTTTTACACTCATAATCGAATAGAGTAAGAACGCTATAATTGAGAGCTTCATAGAATCGGTTAGCCAAACAATTATAGTTGACATGGTTAATCTCGTCCTCAATGTAGAGACTAGAGTAGAAAGCAGAGAGTCCTTCTTTTGACCAGTTGATTCGATCAATGAATGGGCCGTTGACCTCAATTGCGTTAAATTTTTCACGGTTTTTTTGGTGTGTTGAAACAGTTACTTTGCCTTTTAAATATTTACGGAATGAGACTTCGCGATTCTTGCGAAAAGAACCATAATAAATGCATCCTTCTTTTGGGGCCGTTGTTTCTTTGGGGTCAAAAACTAGACAGTTCAAATTAACAAAGTGCCAACCGTTCAAATATTTTTCTACGATTTTAGAAATGCTGCCACCATGATTGGCAATAACTTCGTAGCGACGACCTTCTTTCACTCCCATCCACAAAGCTCTTGGTTCGCCAAGGTTGTATTCGTTTGTGATGTAAAAGATTTTTGCTTCTGGACTAGCTTTTAGCCAAGCGTAGTCAACGTAAGAATAGTGACTTGCATGATTAAAAATGATTCGGTCATAGCCACCTTTAATGTTGTCGTTGACTGTTGGATAGCTCCAGATGAGGTCAGCCTCATGGCCGCTTTGAATCAAAAAGTCTTTGATCTTTTTGGCATTTAGCCAGTGAAGATTTTGAGGTTCTTTCAGCGAACCTTTGTGAGAATCAATAATTAAATATTTCATTGAGGAAAGAATTCGATTGCTAAACGGCCAAGATTATCTTCAAAATGAGCATAGCCCTCAAAGATGATGCGGTCTTGAATAACAATAGTTTTGTAAAGCTCAAAAGGAAACTCGCCTCGATCTGGAACTTTAACACTGTGAACTGCTGCGTTTCCGCCAGCGTGTTCAATCGTGCAGTTCTCAAATTCTTTTTCCATCCAATCAAGATGGGCTTGATTGTTTGCGCCAATGATTTTAATTTTACCAGTCATGTCTTACCTTAATAGGTATATTTGAATGTGTCAATGTCTTTTTCAAAGATTTTTTCAACTATCTTTTTTGTATTGGAATTGTAATAGTCTTTATAATCTGATCTTTTGCTTGCGTTTTCGTGCGGAATATCTGGATTAATGTGTTTGATTTCGCAAAGATCAAGCATTTCTTTAAAATCATTTTTAATATTTTCGAAACGAAGAATAAAATTAGGCTGAAATGCGCCTTCGAACCACTCAACTTGTTGATGAGTAGCAATAAAATCTTTTGTATTATTTGCGTAATTTTCACTCATAATTTCGCAAAAATCTTCGAAAGATGCGTCATTTGATCTTTGATAAAGATTGCCTAGTTTTTTTTCTTTGGCATACTGAAATAAGGAAACTGTACGATCAAATGGATTTCTAACTACAGAAAAAGACATGTAATTGTGAACCATTGAACCAAAAATTTGATAAATTTCGTTTGGTTTAACGTGCGTAGTCGAGACTCGTTGATTATATGGGTTTCTTTTAAAGAAAACATCATGAAAGGTTTTTTCATGTTTTTTAATCAAATTAAGATCGCCAAGGTGAGAATAGATAGAAGTGCTGGCGTTTTTAGGAACACGAATAAAAATCATGCTCCAAATCCATTTATGCTTGCATGGAGAAAATTCCATCATGGCTTCTTCCAAAGAGAATAAGATAAATGCTCTCTAATATCTTTTATAGGAATCAGTGAAATCTCATCTTTGCGGCCTTTTCGCTGATAAATGCGATACACTGCCTCACCAGAACTCTCAACCTTATCAGAGAAGTCCACGTTCTTTTCGCAGAAATCTAACAAAGCTTGTCTCCTAACAATTAAGAAATTCTTCTCTTGTTCAAAAGCAATCAAATCAGCACTGCCGCGAAGCCAACCCTCTTTGCCAGCCACATTCGCGAACTCTACCCACAAATATTTATCGTTTGTATTTGAGTCTGTGCGTTTCACTTTCTTTTGAGCTTTAACATCAAAAGAAACAGTGCCGTGTTTTTTGTGGTCTAAATAAACATCAACATGGGAGAGTTGTTGTTTGCGGTCTGCTTTTAAGACTTTCCAACCTCGTTTTTCAGCCATTTCTGAAAAAAGAGTTTCGGCAGAGTATCCTGAATCGGAACATTGGCCATTATAGTCAAACTGATTACGGTATTTCATAATATGCGAAGTCTTCTATGGTTTTAAATTTAAAAAGTTTTTGGGCAATTGCAATGAATTGTCTTTTTTTATGTTTTCTGCGCACGTTTCCAGCTATATATTTTACATTATATTTGGCCTTAATCAACTGAAAAATTCCAAAAGCTGATTGTTGAAAAAGGTTCCAATTAAAATATCTCGAAGCAGCAAAAACAAATTCGCATGTGTGTTGTGGTTTGATGATTTGTTCTAGTTCTTTTGGAATTTCAAGTGTTTTTAAGCCAATATCAAAAGATATGAATCCAATAAAGCGATTGTCTTGCAATACATAGAATATTTTCGTTTGATCAATTAGGTATTTAAAATGTTCGTCGTATTTGGTTTTTTGCTCAGAAAGAGTTTTGTATTTGAAGTCTAATGGCCTAGAGCGATTGAAGAATTCCAAATAAACAAGCAGCAGTTTTTGCCTTTCGTCCTCACTTCCTAAAAATTCGTGTAATTTATAGTTTGAACCGTTATTATTTTTAGTCATGCCCATTAACAACAAAGTTTCTAAAGACTTACTTGATTTAGAGCCAACAGCCGTTTTAGAGTTTTACAAAATCTATTACGATACGGTTAATGAGCCAGACTCTTTCTTCCCGTTCCATCCATGCTCTAATGGATTACAAGGCAAGATTGTGTTGAATAACATTGCTTATGTGCCTTTGGCAGTTGAAGTTGAGGATTTTGAAACAAATATTTTCAATCGAATCAGTCGTCCAAAGATTAGAATCAGCAATGAACAGTTGGTAATTAGTCAGATTTTGCGCCGAAAAAACGATTTTAAATTCGCAAAACTAGAAAGAATTAAAATTTTTGTTAAATACATTGACGATGTAAATTTTGAAGGAGGCATTAATCCTTATGGAGTTGCAGACCCAAATTCTGAAATTTCTCGCGACTCTTATGTAATTTCTCAAAAGACACAAGAAAACAAGTCTCTTGTGGAGTTTGAATTGACTGCTCCATTTGACTTGGAAAACTTTTCCATCCCTGGAAGATTGGTGATGGGAAGATACTGTTATTGGCAGTATCGCGGATTGGGATGTCACTATTTTGGTGCTCCAGTTTGCCAAGAAGATGACACGCCATTTACTTATGTTCCAACTGGCAGCTTTAACTTTCAAAGCAGTAGTAATGAGTGGACCTATAATATAACCTACAATCCAGGAATGATTGTTTATGTTTCTACTCCGAAAGACCCGTTTAGAACTTGGTATGTTTGCACACAAACGCATGTAGCAACAGAAAACAACATGCCTGGCCTTGATGACGCTCCTTGGGAAAAAGATGGCTGTTCCAAGTCTATTGGAGCTTGCAAAAAGCGGTTTTATAATTCCACCCTATCTTATAGCGGTATTTCTGGCTCTCAAACGGTTACTGGCTCCGTTTATAATCCTGTTCCTAGCGCTCAAACAGCTAGTTTAGGCGCATTTTATCTGCCATTTGGGGGCTTTCCAGCCACAGACAATTATCAATATGGACAATCCTATCGTCAAAAATAAAAGCTTTAAAAAAATTCTGGAGTCTGTTCGTGAGCATTGTGATAGATATTTCTCGTTAGAGTGCTGCGGTTTTGTTGGCAAAAATGGCAAAGACTATATAGTGCAGTTTGTTAATAATCGCTCACCAAATCCAAAACAGTTTTTTTGTGTTGATCCTTTGGACTATTTGAGGTTCAAAAACGAAAACGAATTTATTTCATTGATTCACTCTCACCCTGATGGAGACGAGTCTTTTTCAGAAATGGACCAAGCAAATTCAGAGGCTACTTGTTTGCCGTCCATTATTTACTCACTCCAAACTAAGAAATTTGCAATTTATGAGCCAAAAGAGCATGAAGTTGATGTAAATACTCTTAATAAGGTAAAAGGCTTCTTATGACAGAAATTCATCTACATGGTATTTTAGGCAAAAAATATGGGCGATTGCATAGATTTGCAATCAAAGAACCTAGAGATGTGGTTCGAGCTTTAGAAGCTAATTATGAAAATTTCTCAAAAGACCTCAAAGACTTATTAAAGAAAAAAATTGTTTACTCAATTGTTGCTGACAACCAGTGGGTTCAAGGCAACTCTTTTACAGAGATTAAAAAAATCAAGAAAATTGATTTTGTGCCAACAATTATTGGTTCAACAGTAGGGCAAATTATTATGTTAGTTATTGCTGTGGCTTCTGCGGTATATTCCTATGTTCAAGCTGGCAAGCAACAATATCCTCAAATTCCTGGAGCAGAAGGAATTTCATCAGCTAATTCTAAATCATTAGCTTTCTCCAATCGAGAAAATATCACTGAGCAAGGCAATCCAGTTCCTCTTGTTTATGGGCGATTAAAAGTTGGCTCTTTTGTTGTTCAAAGCTCCATTAAATCTTTCCCGCTCACACTCACTTTAACAGACGAATTTTTAAATTCAACAGCTAAAAAATCTGCCAACCAAGTTGCTATTATTGATAGTGCCGATTCGGTTTTGAGCAATCCAAAATACTAAAATGAGCCATTTTTCTAAAAAATATATCAAAGGAATTGTTGGTGCGGGTGGAGGTCCAGATGCTCCACCACCACCTACTCCACCAACATTTAAGCCGCCAAAGTTAGGAGACTTGCAAGCTGTTTCTTCTTATGACTATGTAGAAAATATTGATCTTATTTCAGACGGAGAAATTGATGGTTTTGTTGGGCAGAATGGCGAATATGTTGACAATATCCGTTTATTTGAAAGTATTTATTTGGAAGATGTTATTGTGCGTCAGCCAGTTGACAGCGATTCATTTAACACTATTGCGGACCTTGACTTGAGTTTTATTGGCTCCGCTTTTCAAAATAAGTTCTACTCTAATTCGGAGTTTATTGAAACTTTAATAACAGATTTGAGTGATTTAAGTGGTTCAAACACTCAAGGTGTTTCATTTTCTGTTTTATCTGGCAAAGATAGAATAGCTGATTCTATTTTTCAATCAATTCAAAATATTGAGAATGTGTATGCTGGTATTCAACCATCGGCTCAAAATGATTCGATTTTTAAACAATTGAGATTATTAAGAGCACAGTTTAATTTCACTTCTCAGAGAGAGGTTTTAGCTTATCTTTTACCAGATTTTCCAGAATATTTCGCCACTGATTATCCGTTTTTGGCATTAAAAATTTCTTTAAATGTTGATCTTGCTCCTGATGGATACGTTCACTCCATTGATGATTTGATTATCTTGTCTAATGACATTTATAATCAGATATATTATGATTTAGAGTCAACAGAATTGCAAAATAAAAAGATTTTATCTCCTAAAAAGAAAATTAACACATGTTTTTTTCAAAGTGCTGGTGGCAATACGTCAGCAAAAGGGGATTTTTATGTTTTCTTCTATCAAAGAAATAATTATGTTTTAAAAAATGGAGTTGATGCAATAATTAATTTCATCAAATCTGTTAAGATTATCAATACCACGGCTAAATTTAATTATGCTAACGCGACCTTTGAAACAAGAGACGGAGCTGATCTTCAAAAACCATTAAGTTTATTCAATAAAACTTATTTAGATACTCAATTTAACTCTAAACTTAGGGGTCCGTTTGAGCAAGGCAAGCCTGTATTAACGCTGTTAAATAAAGAATACACTGAGGTTGATTCAAGATACAACGAATCATCTGTTATGGCGAGTTCTGGATTAATATCTGATTCTGAATTCAAACAAGGAACAACTGAATTCTTTTCAATTCAAGAACTAAGTGAATTAAAAACTTTGCATACTGATTTATTTAAAAATGAATCTGAATTTGTTAGTTTAACAAAACAACTAATGAGCGGTAATACTTTATCCCTTGGCCTTTTAAATCCTAATCCAGAATTTAGAAGTAGTTCTTGGTCCATTGAATCATTGAATAAAACTGGAAATATCATTCAGATGGTATTAGCTGGCAAGGTAAGTTATCGCTTTTATTCAAATGATATAAAAATTACGCTTTCTTTTGATAAATCAACAAAATGTTTTAAAAGAAACATTGTTAAAAACAATGGTGATCAGTTTAATATATTAGCCACGGATACTGTTTACATAACGGATTATCAAAAAGATTTGATAAATGCAAATAATTTTGATTTTACTTTAATATATGAATATTCTTCTTTTAGTGGTCAAGTATTTTTAACATCCTACTCTCCTTCAACTGGTTGGCCTTTATTTTTCAGAATCGCTTTTCGCGCTTTATTAGAAGGCGCTTACGCCAACGAAGGAAGTGATGATTTTAGAAAAGTTAATGGTGCTATTGAGAGCTATACTAATTGGAATAAAAATTATGTCAAGTATTTATCGGAACCTGGATCAAGAATTACGCATATAGTTTTAAATCCCAATGTTGATCAAGTATTTATTTCTTTGCAGATCACAAGTTTACAAGATACGGCTCAACAAAATTTACTTTTATTGAAGTCAGATGGCACAAAAGAAGACGTTCAAGCTGGCACAAGCATTCCTTCCGTAATAGAATTTAGAATTGAAACTGGATACCAAACGCTAACTGGAGAAGAAGAGTTGTTTGTTTCAAGATTGTTCCAAGTTAGAGGCTTGGTTAATTCGCCAGTATCAATTGATGTTGGTCGAGAAGAAAACGCTTCAGTAATTCAACAATATAGCCGCTTTATTCTAGGAAGTCAGAATATTGCACAGCCAATTTCTCTTCCTCCCCATGTAGTTAATAAAAATAGATTTGTAAGAGCCTATAGAACAACTGCGGAATCTTACTCTTCACTTATCCGCCGTGAAATATATTTGCAAAAAATCACCGAAATTATTAATGTTCCATTTTCTTATCCATACTCAACCATTTGTGGTTTAAAATTAGATGCTAGAACATTCACTTCCATTCCTGCTCGCAGTTATGACGCGAGATTTAAGAAAGTTTTCGTCCCAAGCAATTATTTTCCACTCAAGGCAAATGGTCAAGACAAAAGATATATTGCTGGAAAGAATTTGGCTTCATTCAATAGCCTAAGCAATTCTAGTGATGAAAAAACAATTTATAAAGGCAATTGGGATGGAACATTTAAACTAGCTTGGACCGATAATCCTGTTTGGGTTCTTTTTGATATTCTAATCAATCGTAGATATGGATTAGGCAACTTTATTTCGCCATCTGAGGTTAACTATTGGGAGCTTTATAAGATTGGCCGCTATTGTGATGGTGTTGATATTAATGGCGTATTTGTTGGCGTTCCTGCTGCTGATGGCGGACTAGAGCCAAGATATGCCTTTAATGGCGTAATTGCTGATAAAACCAATGTGTTTGAATCATTGAAGTCTCTAGTGGCTTGCTTTAGAGGCAACATGTTTTACACAAACTCAGAAATCAACTTCACAAACGATAGGCTCAAGCCAATCATGGGCTTCTTCAATAATTCGAATGTGAAAGATGGTATGTTCAACTACTCAAATGAGCGTCGAGATTTACAATACAATGTTATTGAAGTGACTTATTTAGATCGCGACGACTTGTTCAAACAGAAAATTGAATATGTGGAAGACCCTGATGACATTAAAACTCGCGGCATTTTAAGAACCACAGCGCAAACTTTTGGCATTACTAGCCGCGCTCACGCCAAACGCCTTGGTGAACACATCATCTACTCCACCATTAATGAAGACGAAAATGTGGCCTTTGTTGGCAACTTGGAAACTCTCTTATGCAGGCCAGGAGATTTGATCGCAATCAATGACAATGTTAAAACCCTTAAAAATCATGTGGGGCGAGTTTTAGATGTTGATACAATTAATAACTCTATATATACTAATGTTTCTCTTAAATCGTCTGATTTTAGCTCTTCTGGACTAACGGGAGAAATTTCTGTTCTGATTCCAACTGGCAAATATCAGTCTAATGACTTTTATGATTTGGCCAAGTCTCCAACAAAGTTAAGTGTTTCTGAACTCTATCAAACAGATGTTCCGATCAGAGTGACGCTTCAAGCAACTGGAACTCAAGTCATTGACTCTTCTCCAGCATTGGATTATGGTTCCAAGTTCTTTATTGATACTGGATGTTCTGGCTATCCATTGTTGCAGCAAGTTCGCGCTGGAACACCTTGCTCCATTACAATCGCTAACACTAAACAGCAGGTTTATAAAATTCAATCAATCAAAGAACTAAACCTCAATGAATATGAGGTCATTGCTTCAAAGTTTGACACTGGTAAATTTGCAGAGATTGAACAAGGCGAAACTGGCTTGATGCAAGATTTCTTCTCCGCCTTCCCACCAGCTAGAAATACAGCAGTGAGCGAAGGCCAAGCAGAATTGCTGCAAAATAAATATGTGTATGACTTGGGATTCCCAAGAATTTTAACATTAAGAACTGGCAATTGGGACATGCAAGCAGATACAGCAGATTTGTCTGGAAGCTGGTTGCCTGTTAATGGCGCAAACGCCTACAATGTTGAATTAATTACTCCAAAATTTAAAAGCATCAAACAAACTGTTACTGGTAACTCTGCTATTTTTGAAGATCAAACAGAAGTTGGAACCTTTACTTTAAAAGTAACTGCCAGAAACACTGGTTCATATCCAAACCCAATATCAGCAACCGCATCCAGATCACTATCTGTTGTTTCTTATGTGGCTCCAGTAAGAACAAACGGAATCATTCAAGGATTCGTAATTAATAAATAACTCTATGCCTTCTTATTTTCATACTGGTCAAGATTGTAGTGGTAATACAGTAGGTCTTTATACTGAAAATCCCACATGGGTTTCAACTGATATTGCTTATTCTGACTCCGCTTTATCTTCGTTTTTTAATGGGGAATTTAATTCTTTATTTTATTCTGACGGTATATCATATCCTTACGATTGTCCATCTCCGCCTCCCTCACCAACGCCTTCACCGCCTTCACCGC